AAACAGACAATTTAATATATAAAGCATTAAAAGCAGTCATATATAACGTTATATATGACTAAATACCATATAATATATATGATTTTGTCTAATTATTTACATATTTTTTATATATAAATAAAAATAATTAAATATATTTAAAAATAAAATATATAATATAATAATATATAAATGGATTGTATTGAATTTATTGAATGCCCCAAAGATAGTTCTGGAAATAGAAATGGTTTTGCATATAGATATGTAAATATAGGAAATAAATATTTAACACATTCAATTGAATATGTTGATGATAAACTAAAATTAATAAAATATATGTATAATCCAACTAATTATATAACCCTTCATTTTATATATCATCAGGGATTAATATTATCATCAGTTATTTTTTCAGGTGATGATTATGAATATGGTTTTATGTCTACTATGTTTAATTTAGACTATTATGTTAAGACTAAGGATAGAAAAGATATAATCAAACTTCAACCTCATGAAGTATTTAATATTTTGACTTTTACATTTAATAATAATATATGTCAGTTTAATTATGGTGAATTTATTTAATCATCTAATAAATCCATCTTGACATATTCTTGTTGAACATTTGCACTATGTAAAAATCTTCTTGCTAGTTCTTTTTTATCATTTATAGACATTGGCTTATCATAATAATGTGATATAATAATACTTCTTATTAAATCAATATTTAAAGGTGAGCCTAAAACTTCATCCATAGATTTAGTTATATATTTTAAGAATGTATTCCGTAATATAGGATTACCATCAGGAGTTGAAAATAGATAATCACCAGATTGTTTTTTAAATAATTTAATATATTCTTTTAAAAGTTCTGACAATTCATTTGTTATATCAAATGTTTGTTTTCCATATGTGGGAGCAGTTTTATAATTTAACATTACTATCTTAGAAGGTTTATCTCCTTTAAGAATTATATAATTATAATCTTTATTTAAATCTTTCTTTTTATCTGATGCTATTTTAAAATTAGGTAAATCATTTCTTAATATAACATTATTTTTAAAATAGAATGCTACAATTAATTTATATAATAACTTATTAGCATCTATCTTTTCATCTTTATAAATTTTATATTCATTATATTTTTTATTTATATCTTCTAATGACATCGCATTATCTTTGTCTTTTTGTTTTTGTAGTTTATTATCACCTCTAACTTTATCTTCTTTCTCTTTATGTTCTCCTAATACATTTCTATAATTTTTAATTAAATCTTCTGATACTTTATAATGTTGTAATACTTTTATAATTGGTGTCATATAATCTTTTTTACTTTTAAGACTAGATGCATTTAATGCATGTAATACTTTTTTTGTATCTTCTAAAAATTTATAATCAGTAAAATCATGACCCTCAACTAATTGAGATATTTTATTTAATTTAGCAATATAATTATTAATTGATATTTTTGATAATGGTGTATCCTTTCTAGTTTTCATATTTTCAAATATTTTATGTAAATCATTTTTAGCAATCATATTCTCTCCTAGTTTCATTTCTCCTTTCTTTTTGTCTCTATATTCTTTTTTTTTAATTGCTTGTTGTTTTAAATATTCTGGGTCTTGTTCTTTTTTTTTAGAACGATATAACTTTTGTTTTTCAGAGTTCAATATATTAGACATTACTATATATAATTATCATATATATAAAATAATTAATTATATAAAAATGTTTATTTATTTTTTTTTATTATTATGAATATTTTATAAAAAAAAAATCTAAAATAAATTTATATAAATGGTATTTTTTAATGACTTAAAGGAGGGTCAAAAAATAGAAGATGAAATGATAATGATATTTTCTAATAAAGATAGTATTGTAATAAAAGCACCAAACAAACAATTTTATGATTATGATTTTATTATTGATGATATTAAATATGAATGTAAATACGATAAATTAGCATCAAAGACCGGTAATATATGTATTGAGTTTGAATGTAATAATAAACCATCAGGAATATCAACAACTCAATCTAAATATTACATAATAAAAACATATGATAATATTTATAAAATAAAAGTAAAAAAGATAATAAAATTAATAAATAACAATAATTTTAAAATTGTAAATGGTGGAGATGGATATAGGTCTAAAATGTATTTAATTGATAAATCTTATTTTGAAAAATATATTTATAAAATATAATATTATATTATATGATTGATAAATTTTATTTTGTAGGATTTGGAGCAGTCGCCACATCCTTAGTTGAGATAATGAATTTAGAAAAAGATTTTTATAATATTCCTTTTGTTATTATAGAGCCTAAAGATATCAAACATCCAGAATTATTTAAAAATAGAAATGTTATACATATTAAAAAACCATTAACAAAAGATAATTATAAAATATTATTAAAAGATTGTGATGATAAAACTTTAGTTATAGATTTATCAATTGATGTTGATAGTATTATGATGTTAAAATATAGTAAAGATAAAGGATTTTATTATATTAATGCTTCTATTGAAAATTATGTTGATGAAAATGAATATCAGCGCGGGGATGACCTAACATACAATGATATTAAAAAGGATACTTTATTTCATAGACAATTAATAGCTGATAAATTATTGAAAGGAACTAAAAAAACAAGATTAGTTAATTTTAGTATTAATCCCTGTGGCATTCAACAATTCTTTAAAAGAGGTATTAGAGAGTATGCTAAAATGAAAGGTGTTAAATTTAATGATGGTAATTATGCTAGATTATGTAATCAATTAGGATTACAAAAAATTTTATTAAGTGAATATGATAGTCAAAAAACTAAATTAAAACCTAATAAAAATTTAGGACTGAATACTTGGGGCGTTGATGCTTTATGTTTAGAGGCTGCCGATGAAAGTGTTTTAGTTATTAATAATAATGATTTAAAAAAAATGGAAGATAAAGGAATTAAACTAATCAAACCAGATGAAGGAGGTATTGATGCTAATAATATTAGATTTTTAACAACTAGAGGAATGAATAAAAAAGATGTATCTTATTATTTAGATAGTAATGGTAATCCGCATAAATATTCTGGGTTTTTAATTAGTCATGCTGAAATTACATCATTAGGACAATTTTTAGAATATAAAAAAAATACACCAACTATAATGTATGTTTATAGAGTTTCTGATGTAGCAGAACAAACTTTAAATTTATGTAGAGATAATAATTATAAACCTTTACCAAATCAATATGTATTAGAGAATAAAGATATATTGCCTAAAGGTTTTGATAGTATTGGAGCATTAATGATTTTTGAAAATGGTGATAAACTTTGGTGTGGTACTGTTCTAACAATTGAACAAGTTCGAAAATTAGGTTTAAAGATTGCTCAGCCAACAACAACACAAGCGGGGGCTTTTGTTTATGCTGGTATTAAATTTATTATTAATAATCCAAACTATTCTCTAAATGAAGGAGAAACTGTTCCACATAAAGAATTATTTAAATATATTGAAAAGTATATGGGTAATATTTTTTGTAAATTAATTTAAATATATATAAATGCATTAAATGCTTCTATATATAAAATTTTATAAACTTATAATATATGGCTAAAAGATTAGAAGATTATTCTAAAGATGAACTAATTGAAATGATTGAAGCGTATAATTTAATGACACATATTAAAAATTATAATTCAATGAATAAAGCAGATTTAATTAAAGAGATTAGAAACAAATTTGATGTTAATGAGAATGGTCAAATTGTATCTAAAGAATTAACTGCTTATCCTACTGAATTTAAAAAGAAAGTTGCTGATATTGCTGATAAATCTGAATACTCTGAAAATGATTATAATAAAATTAGGATTAAAATAAGTGGTCAGAGGGGAACTATTGAAAGAATTAAAGATGAACTTGGAAATTATGATAATATTAATAAATCTTATTTTGATTATGATAAAATGGTTAAAAAGAAAAAGGCATTAGAAGAAAGACTTCAAATTGAAAAAAATAATCTTTCTAAAATGATAGTTTTAGGAAAAAAGATAAAAGAAGGTTATGAAAAAGGTGTTAAAACATATGAAGAAGAACAAAAGAAACCTAAATTAAAAAAAATGAAATATACTGAATTTATGAAATATTATTTTTTGAAACATAAAGGAGAAAGTCCAAAAGATATGATGAAAAATGCTTCTCAATCTTGGAAAGATATAAAAGATAAAGACCATACAAATATTATTAATGAATATGAAAATTTAACAAAAGTTAAAGATGCAGAAAAAGGAACCGAGAAACCTAAATATGGAATTAAAGAATTAAAATTTAATAAAGATGGTTTATTAGATATTAGTGATTATAGATATGTTGTTGGGAAACGATTTGAATTAGATAAACTAATGAAAGAATTAAAAGAGAAAATAGATGATACACCTAAAACAAAAAAATATGAAACTAAATTAAAAAAAATGAATGATGATTTACAAAAATTAAAAGATGAACGTAAATATTATGCTAGAATATTTAATAAGCATATAACTAGACAATCTGAAATTGATAATGCTCCAACAGAAGACGAAGAAGAAGATAAAAAGAAAGAAGAACCTAAAAAACCATTTTTAACAGAAGCCCGAAAAAGGAGATTAAAACAACAAATAGAACAACAGAAAAAAGATGAAGAAGCATCAAAAGTTAAACCTAAAAAGAAAGAACAACCAAAAGAAGATGATAAATTTGAGAGAATGTATAAAGTATTAAAACAAGAAGATATTGAATTACAATTAAATAAAGATAAAGCAAAATATGTATATGATAAGTATGGAATAGATATGTTAGTATTAGTAAATAATATATTATATGACTTAGATAAAAAAAATCCATCATTAACAGATTTAGATAAAATTATGCAAAATATAAAAGAAAATATATATTCTGGACCAAAAAATGATTCACTACCATCAATTTATTTAGATATTAAAGAAAAAGAAGGAATGGGTATATTTGATAATCTCGGTAGTATTATAAGTGATGAGGGTCGTATACAAGAAGATGAATATGACTTAGACGATGCTAAAGACTTTAAAGTTTATTACAATGGTGTCAAAGACTATGCTGAAAAACTTTTAAAAATTTATGATAAAAAAGAAGCATCAAAACCAAAACCATTTTTAACAGAAGCCCGAAAAAGGAGATTAAAACAACAATTAGAACAACAGAAGAAAGATGAAGAAGAAATGATTAAAGATATTAAAAAAGAAGTAAAAAAAGATGATAATATTTATGAAATAGATACATCAAGCACAAAATTTAAAAAAAATGAAACAGAATATAAAGATTTAAAATTTAAAGGTATTTTATTTAAGAATGCACAAATAAAAAAACAAGTTTTTAAAATGTATAGTGTATATCATAAGCATCTGATTATAGCAAATATTTTTAAAGATGAAAAAAGAGAAGATGAATTAGTTCATAAAGCATTTATAGAAACCGAGTATCAAGAAAGTGGTAAAACAGCGATTAAAAATTTATATATAGAAATGGTCAAAGTTTTTCAAGAATTTAGAGGACAAAAATTAACAGAAACAAACTTTTTATTATTATGGTCATATCTCAATACATATCATAAAGAAGATTTAAATAGTCTTAATTATGTATTATTACAATACGCAGCGTCAGTTCCAGTATGGACTACATATAATAGAATGATTAATGAAATAGAATTTTATAATCCATTATTTGATTATATATTACAAATGGTAATAATTGATGAAAATATAAAATTAGTATTACATCATACATTTTTAAAGGAAGTTAATTTTTATTGGTATAAAAAAAATAGTAATGAATATAAAAATTTTATAACTCCTAAATTTATAACAAGCTTTATAAAAAATATAGAAGATACGGGTAATAACTTAAATGAAAAGAAAAAAAACCCAATTGTAAGAGAAAATTTACAATTAAAAGATAATGTTGATTATAAAAAAGTAGCAAATGAAATTATAAAACAATTAAAAAAATAAATTTAAACCATAGCATGTAATGGATGAAAATCAAATCCTTTACCCTTGGTTAATATATTAAATCGTCTTGCTAAACCGGTTACACCACTCATTAATGTTCTTGAAACAGATGGAATATTTTTTATTAATGATGTCATATCTTGCATTATAAATTCATGTAATCCTTTATTTAATTGTAATAAATTATTAAATTGCATAATTGCATTTAGAAATACTTGACAATTATTAGTTAAAGCATCATAATAAAAATATTTTTTTATGCCCATACCATTTTGTGTATTGCTTAACATTGTATTTAATACTATAGGATTTGGCATTATTACATCATATTTTTCTCCTTGTTTATCTGGTTTATTATATTCTTCAATATTTATTACTTCATTTTTTTCAATTAATAATGATATTCCATTATCTAATGTTACTATCATATATAAATGAAAATAAGAATCATATCCCTCTTGTCTTTTTGATAATTCCATTGCACCTAATGATATAATATTTGATGCTATTTCTATAGCTTTTTGTAATGGGTCTCGTCTTACTAATATTTTTACAACATTATTATTACCATATTTTTTTAACAAATCTCTTACATTTGGCGGATAATCATCTCTAACTCCTGTTACAAATCCTACTGCTCTATCTTTAATATCTGTGGCGACATCTTTTACTTTAGATATTGCCCCCTTTACCCAATCTGTAAAACCTGCTCCGCTATAATCATTTGTTTCTCTTACATATTGTGGATATAATTTATGTTTTTTATGTTTTGATAATGAAACTGCTTTCATTTGTGCTATAACTTTTTTTTTAGTCATTGGTTTGTTTGAATAGTAATGACCATTATCATCTACTAATCTAAATCCATTTTTGTATTTCTGAATTGAATACATATAATATAAAAATATAATATTTTAATATATTAAAAATATATTTATATTATATATGGCGGATATTTATTTTGATGCTTCTCGTAAATTTAGAGAACCTAGAAAATTTAAAAAATCTCAGTATAAACACAAAGGAAAAGAATATAAATATATTGACCCTGCTGAAAGTTTTATTCAACAAATTGAAACTAAAATTGTAAATCCTAAAAGAATGAAGAAAGTTAAAAAAGAAATTGAACCCCTTGAAAAACGATTAACTAATATTTTAGAAAGCAGACGAAAAATTAGAAAAGGCAGAGAAGTTTCTCAGACTGTGGACCCAGATGAATTATTAAAAATTAAAGCATTACAAGAAAGAGCAATTGTTCCATCTACTAAAATTGAAATGGGAAGACAAAAAGAAGAAGAAGAAAAAAAAGCTAAAACATTAAAAGAGGCTGATGAACAAGCTAAACAACTTTTAGAAGAAGGAAGACATGATGAATTAATTGAAGGATTAAGAAGAGTTGCCGAAAAACCCAGTGCATTGCCATTTATTCCTAATTTATTAGCTTCTGCAGATGTGAATGAGAGTGAGAGGGTAATTAATGCTATTAATAGCGCTGTTCCATTTGGTAATACGAGAGCAGATTTAAATAATTATATAGATACTATGGAACCTAATATTATTGCAAAATATACTACTCCTGATGAATTATTTACAAGTGGCAGAAGACGAGTAGGTACCGATGCTACTGGAAAACCATTAATGGAAGCAGATGCTACATATGTGAAAAGAGTTAGAGATGCTACTAAAGTATATAATAGATTTAGAGATGCTTCGGGACGTGGTTTATTCGGTGGTTCATTAAATAATGTACATCCTATGTTAGCTGGTGCTTTAATTGCTCATGATGCTATTAATAGAAGTGCTAATAAAGTAATTGCATCATTACCTGCTAAACATAAAGGAATTAAAGAATTAGAAAAATTAAAAAAAATGTCAAAACGTTCTGTTTTAGCAATTAAAAAAAAATTTTAAACTAATAAATGACGATTAAATAAATTATGTAAATCATTCATTTTTTTACTTTGTCTCTTTTCTTCTTCTGGTTGTGGTTGTGGTTGTTCCTCTTCTATTATATTCGGTTCGCTTGTCTTTGGCAAGCCTGCGTGAAGGCTTCTAGCCGAGCGTTCTACTTCTCCTTTTTGTTGTTGTTCTAATCTTTTTGGTTTAATTTTGTCTTCATATCTCTTTTTTGAATAATCTTTTCTTTTGTTTTTAAACTCTTCATTATTTTTATATTTATCATTTGCTTTTTTCTTTATTTTTTCGTGTTTCTCTTCGTATTTTTTAATAACATCTGGCGAAACTTGTTTTTCAAGTTTGGAACGAGATGATAAATATTGTTTAAATAAATCTTTTTGATTAATTTCTATTTTATTATCAGTCATATATATATATAAATTATATATTTTTATTTAAAATTAATTTGTAATTTTAATCTCTAATAAATATATATATATAATGCAAAGTTTAAACAACCAAAGCACAACACCACTCAGAGCATCAGCGATTTTTATTGGTTTATGGGATGATATTCTTCAATATCAAAATATTCAATTGAATTTAAAAACTGATACAAATTGTCAAATTACATATTATGAAAGTAATGACAAAGTATCTATTCAATCTACTACATTTAATTATACAGCCAACTCTAATTATTTTAATAGTATAAATTCATCTTCTAGATATGTATATTTTACTGTTAGAAATACTTCTGCTAGTAATCAAACCATATTTAATTTTAGTGTATTATATAGATATTCTCCAGAATTTACAGCAAATATAGGGTCAAATGTTGATGCTAGAATTACGTCACCATTAAATCTTGATGGTAGTGTCTTTGTTGGTGGCAATCTTGCCTTAAGTGGTTCTGTAGATGCTAATATTACTAATGCTAGTTTAGATGTTAATGTTACTAATCCAGTTACTAGTGTTGATGCTAATATTACTAATGCTAGTTTAGATGTTAATGTAACTAATCCAGTTACTAGTGTTGATGCTAATATAACTAATACTAGTTTGGACGTATCAGATGGTGACACACACACAAAATTAGATACAATACAAACACAATTAGAAAAATCAAACAAAGGTACATCAACATTATGGAGTAATAGTTTAACAGGTGTAAATGGCGTTTCTTTGATTGCTAATTTATCGAATGTTAATCAATCTAATCTTACTATATTTGGGTCTGTTGATGGAGCTACTAATTTAGTCGTTCAATTTAGTAATGATGGGACTAATTTTTATGATTCACAATATTCATATGTTCAGTCTGCGTCTGGTAATTGGGGGTTTAATATAACTGCCTGTCCTTTATATCTTAGACTTAAATCAACTAATAGTGTAACTGCTTACGCTTTTGTAAATTATTCTTAAGAATTTAATTTAATTTTTAAGAAATTATACTGGTAAAGAACCTTTAATTTGTCGAAACTCTGCGCAATAAAAGTCATTTGAATCTATAGCTATTGTTCCATCACCAACTGATGCTGTAATAGTAAAATTATAATCATACTCAGCATTTGATGGCAATAAGAATTTAACAGGAAATATATGGTGTCCATTTCTTGATAAACTTTGAGTATATGAAAATGTGCTCGAATCATTATTGTTTGTATATACTAATGTTAAAATTGTATTATTAGAAGTTATTGAAAAATTAAATACACAATCAACTATTGTTGGATAACCTGGTAACTTATTAAAAAAATTGCTTGATAATAATATTATTGTTGCTCCACTTAATGGAGTTGATTGTTGTCCTGATAAAAATTGATTTGTATATGAACTATAAACACCACCAATTGGTGTCCATTTTAAACCACTTACACCATCCGATGTTAAAACATTATTTACACCTCCATCATCTCCACCATAGGTATTCTCTGCAAAACTTGGATTATCCGCCCCAACTATTAGCTGACCATTATCATTTATTATTAATGCTTTTGTTCCATTATCATAACATAAAATAATGTTATTGTTTTGTGCTGAATCTTCACTATTTCCAGCATTTGGTGTTAGAACAATTGATGATGATTGTGATGATATACCGAGAGCGTTTGGCATTGTTCCGAACTGACCATATTGAATCGTTGAATTAGATGAAAACATATCAAAACCACCATAAAAAGCGCTATCAGTACCTAAATCATTAGTTATTAATAGATGTGTTGAAGAACCATCTGATGAATCTTTATTTTGTGCTAAAACACCTGTAAAAAAGTTATTTTCATTATGAGCTGTTTCAACACCAATTGGAGATGCTGATACATATGACATAGATTCACTAACTGTTAATTTTTTAATATCTTCTTCAAATTTAAGAATATTGTTATCTCCTTTTATATCGCTACCATTTACAGAATATAAAACAGCATTTTCATCTGAATTTAAATTATCTATGTTTACTTTTCCAAGATATAAGCCATTATCGTTGTTAGTTAAACTTACTGAACCTACTAGAGACATATATATTTATAATATATAATTATATTATATTATTATATAATGAATAAAACAAAAAATAACAAAATGAAAGGTAAAAGCAAAGTAAAAGGTGGTGATTTTGTTGGTTATAATGCCGATGGCACTGTATCACTACCTGCAACGGCAGACTCGCCAGCAATTACAGTGAATCCAAATAATTTTAATGACCCTAATATGAGAAAGTTAGATGCTACACAACGACGGATATTCATGCGACTGGAATCTGATAGGCGCGCACAAGCAAATCTTAAACCAGGGGAACGAGTTGGATATGGTTCAAAAACAGCGGACATAAGTGAGCCACAAAAACAAAGTGATGGGACATATTTATTTCCTAAATTTTGGTCTGGTAAAGAGATATCGGCATTTCAAAACGAGAATTATTATAAAAACTGGGATGAGCAATATATGAAAGGGAAAATGGACGCTAAAGTTAAATTCCAAGATGATGCTGATATTGCAAAATTATCTGAAAAAGATTTAATGCCAAACAAGATGATACCTGAAACACAAAGAACCAAACTAAACATATTTGATTTAACTAATAAATATGGTTATGAACCATATAACTATGGATACAACGAACAATTGACTCATCTAATGGTTAATCGCGGAATGACGCAATGGGAGAATGAATATGCAGATGGATATAATGATGCTATAAAAGAATATAGTGAGGATGCAGAGAAATTATATGATGAAGCAAAATATATTCCAGATACTCCAAATACCGATACATTTTTAAAAAATCATTGGAAAATAGCAGGTGATGGCAAGTATTCGTTTAATGCGCGGACATATGGTCATAACGCTGCGCTTAAAAAAATGTTTGAAGTTATACCAAGACCAAAAAAGAAAGATTGGACTGACTATTTTGTCCAAGGATTAACCATGCCTTTTGCCTTAGCATCACAAATTCCAGGACTTAATGAGATTCCAGGAATAAAGCAAACATCTGATATTTTAGGTGGATTACAAGGAGGTTTTATATAATATATGTTATTATTATATAATATATGTTATTATTATATAATGCCTGAAAAACATAGTGCATATAGGTCTATGAAATTATCAGCTGAAGGAAAAAGCAAACCAACAACTAAAAAGAATAAAGGAGCACTACAAAGATGGACTTTAGAAAATTGGATAAATTTATCGGCACTATTAACTGATAAAAAAGAACTACCTTGTGGGACTAAAGGTAAAAAACAAAAAGAAAAAGGAATACCATCTGTTTGTCGTCCTAAAAAGAAAATAAGTGAAAAAACACCAACACCATTAAGTGGAGATTTAAAAAAAAAAGAAATTGTAAAGGCTATAAAGATAAAAAAAGAAGGTAAAAGAATTAATTGGAAAGATTTATAATTTATGTATAATCATATATTATAAATGGATTTAGAATATGTAAATTTAATGATAGGTTTAATAGCATTATTTTCATCATTTATTGGTCACCTTCGTCATAGTCGTTGCTGTTATGGTTTAATTGATATAGATATGAAGTCTAAAAATAATACACCACCTGAAACACCAGTAATAAATAATAATGAATCAACAGCATTATTACATCCATCTGAACCTATTAAGATACCTCAAAAACCGCCAATTAAAAACTGGCTATGATTTAATCATCTCTTTTAATGTCTTTATCTCTGTCATTAAATTATTATACATCTCTTCAGTAAATTTTTGTTTTTGTATCATTTCATCTGCTTTTCTCTTTTCATATGTTAACATACCTTTTTTATGTCTATCTGTCTTCTCATGAATGACTTTATTAAATGTTTTATATTTACCACTACATATCTCACATGTATTATCTTTATTTTTCTTCTCTAAGTATTCCTTCATATAATTTCTCATATATTCCTTTGTATGTCCTCCTTTCTTCTCTACATCTTCGCGCTTAATAGTATATTCATCATCAGAATTCATATATATTATATATTTATATTTTTATATATTAAATATTATTTAAATCAGTTTATATATTTTAAATATTAATTATTGTTTTTTATATTAAATTTATAAAAATATATTTTTTTTTCTGTATTTTCAAAAAAAACTATACACTTTACACTTAAAAAAGTGATTATATATACTAATTAGTGTAATAGGTGTAAAGTGAAAAGATGTTCTAAATTCATATATATAATTATTAACAAAAAATATTTTTAAAAAAAAATAAAATAAATATTTTATAATTATTATTAATACTATACATACTATACATACTATACACTATATATAAATATATTAGTATATATATATCCTTTTTATGAGTGTATAGTATTGTGTATAGTTAAACATTTTAGTGTATAGTTTATAAAAGGATATCAATATAATAATATATTTATTGTTATAATTATAAATAGAATGTTTATTTATTTATTTATATATAAAAAGTTGAATTTTATAAAAGTTTAATTATATTTAAATATAAATTTAATATAAATTATATAAAAATAAAAAAATAATATAATAATATATATAGTTATGTCTCAAGAGCCAGTTAAAATAGAACTCACTTTAAATGCTAGAAAATCAGTTTTAGATAATATTGAATGTATAGATGTAATAAATAAGGACTATTTAGATAAAATTATAAATTCAACTTTAATAGAAGATACAGAAGAATGGGATGAAACAAATCAATTAAAGAAGATACAATTAAAATTAAAAAATACAATATATTTAAAAGTAATATATACAAGAACAAAAGGAATGTCATTTGGCAGAGTATGTCCTAAACAAAATTTATCATTATCTAATGTAAGAAGAGAGATAAGACATACAATATGTAAAACAAAAGATAATAATAATTATTATTATGATATTGATATTGAAAACTGCCACTATAATATTATAAGTCAAGTTTGCAAATCAAATGGCATTAAATGCGAAAAAATAGATAATTATATTAATAATAGAGAAAAGACATTAAATAAAGTGATGAAAGAGATGAACATAGAAAGAGATATGGCAAAAAGATTATTTATAATATTAATTTATGGAGGTTCTTTAAATAAATTTTTAACAGATAATAAAATAAATATAAAAGAAAGTAAATTATACAATGAATTAAAAGAATTATATAATGAATTAAATAATATTAAAACTATAATTGTTAATTCAAATAAAGATGTATGTTATGAAGTAGAACGTAATAAAATAATAAAAGGACAAGAAGATTATAATTATGAAGCATCTGTGTTTTCAATATTTAATCAAGAATATGAACATAGAATATTAGAATGTATTTATTTATATTTAAAAAAAAATAATATAATACAACAAAATAAATGTACATTATGTGCTGATGGTTTAATGATACCTAGACAAAATATAAATGATATAAATAAATTATTAAAAGATTTAGAAAGTGTAATTGAAAATTGTACTGGATTTAAACTAAAATTAACTCATAAAGAAATGAATGAAGATTTATTAGATAAATTAGAAAAGGAACAAATAAAAAAAGAAATAGATATAGATAGTTATCAATATAAAAAAATTGAATTTGAAAAAAATAATTTTAAAATTATGCATCCTATAAGTTTTGGAACAATTAATAATGGAGAATTAAAAATAAGAAATAAGACTGACTTTATTACAGCATATGAAAATATTAATTTTTTAAAAAAGAAAATTACAAATATTGGAGTAATTGAAGAAAAGAAATCATTTATAAATGAATGGTTAAAAGATGAGAATATGAGAACATATGAATATATTGACTTTTTACCTAAACAAGAAGTTCCAAATAATGTATATAATACATTTAATGGCTTTGAAGTAGAGAAACAACAAATAAAAAAAGAGTTAGATATAAAAGAATCATTAATTTATAAACATTTACAAAATTTATGTGGTAATGATGAAAAAGTGTTTGATTATGTAATGATGGTATTATCACGTAAAGTAAAAAATCCATCACAATTAACAAATACAGCATTAATATTTAAATCAATCCAAGGAACTGGAAAAGATACATTTTTTGATTGGTTTGGTAATAACATATTAGGAAGTACTTATTATTTTAATAATACAAAACCAAGTTTATTATTTGGTAATTTTAATCCAGATATGGAGAATAAGTTAATATGTGTAATAAATGAAGTATCTTATAAAGAGACAACTGATTTAGTTGAACATATAAAAGGTGCTATTACTGCTAAATATAATGAAATCAATAATAAAGGTTTAAAAATTTATAAAAATAAAAATCATATTACATATATATTTTTTACTAATAATGATAATCCTATAAAGATAGATATAAATGATAGAAGATATCTTGCTATAAAATGTAATGATGAAATAGCAAATAATAATGAATATTTTACAGCATTAATTGCAGAAATAAAATCTAAAATATACGATAGATTATTTTATGAATATTTATTAAAATTAGATTCAGATGATTATGATTTTACAAATAATAGACCAGAAACCGAATTTAACAAAGATTTAAAAGAACATAGTATTCCTGTTATAGCCAAATTTTTAGAAAATTTAATTTTTGAAAAAGATAAAAAGATAGAACAAGAATATACAGCAATTGAATTGTTTGATAAATTTAATGACTATTTAAATGCTAATAGAATTAAATTAGAACTAAATTCAACTTTATTCGGTATCCAATTAAAAAAATATACAACTATTATAAAAAAGAGAACTAATAAAGGTAATAAATATAATATAAATTATGATGATTTAGAAAATCAATTAATACAATTTAAATATATGGAACCTATACCAAAAGTAAAAAGAATTATATAAATAATTACGCATTAATTGCGTCTTCTATTTCTTTTATTAAATTTTTAAAATAAATAATATCTTCATATTTTTGATTTAATTGATTTTTTAATTTTTTTAATTTTATATCATTATTATCATTTTCATTTATATTATTTAAATTTAAATATTTATTACATTTATAACATTGTAATTTTAATTTATCTAAATCATAACATTTACAATCCATTATATATTATATATTTATATTATATATATATGAGTTTAGAACAAGTTAGAAATATAGCATATAAAAAAAAGTTAATAAACAATGATAATGATATAAAACATTCAACACGAAAAGGAAAGAGATTTATGATTTTACATAATGATAAATGGATACATTTTGGAGCATATCCATTTACAGGTAAAGGGACATATTTAGACCATAATGATGATAATATAAGAAAAGCATGGAAAGCAAGACATAGCAAGATTATGAAAGATGGAAGTCCAGCATATAAAAATAAGTCATCACCTGAATATTATAGCTGGAATATTTTGTGGTAGATATAAAAATCCCATTATATTATATATAATGTTATCATTAAAAGATGGAACTAAAATTGCAATGATTGACAAAAATAAAGATAAATGTATATATATAAAAGATGATAGTAAAGATATACCAGCAGAAATAGAAACAACACCACAAAAAAAATTAGAATTATTTAAAACATTTATTGAAAAAGATAAAAAGTTAATGCGCTCTCAATTAGATAATTTAATGACAGCTTATCAGAACAATACAGCACCAGATGATAAACTATCACGTAAATATGAAGAAGCCTTAAAATTTGTAAATACATCTTTAAAACATTATTTAGATTTTTCAAAAAAAACAGAATTAACACCTATAATGCCGTCATGGTATACATTATTTGTATCTGGAACAACTGGTTCAGGGAAATCATATTATATAGCAGATTTAATAAAATATAATAAACCAAAATTTATATTTATAATGAGTCCTATAAAAGATGACCCAGCATATAAAAGCATGAAACCGCCACCAATTTATATAGATTTAGATAGATATTTTGATGAATATAATAAATTTTTTGAGATTGAGGATTTACCTCCTAACTCTGTTGTAATTCTAGATGATATAGATACAGATACTAAACAAGCAAAACCATATCAAGAAATAAAAACGCAATTATTAGAAAGAGGCAGACATATCCCCTGTTCTGTTATATGTGTATCTCATGACCCCATGGGCGGAAATGTAAAACACGCAAAGGCACAGATTAGAGAAAGTCATTATTATGTTGTGTTTCCTAAAGCAAATAAAGCACATTGTGAAAACTTTATAAAAAGATATATTACAAAAGACACAGATATAGTAAATCAAATGTTGGGTGTAGATACAAGAGGGCTATTAATAAAAAAAACATATCCATCATATTATCTTGGAGAACATACCATTGGAATTATAAATTAAATATATAATTATAAAATATCTATTATAATTATATAATGAGTAATACGGCATTAGTCAATAACGTTTATTATGATATGAATGTCTATAACGCGACATCAACACCGATTCAAGCACAAATTAATAATAAACTTTTATTTCCTCTATTAAATCAATCAGATAGTTTTTCAGTGTCATTAGCAAAAGCAAAAGTTCCTTTAAATTCAATTCCATTAACTCGTTCTAATATACCACTAAAACAACTACAAGTTGGATTTAAAATAGGAACAACAGAAGAAACTGCATATGTAAGACAAGTAAATGCAAGTCAGTTTAATTTTGTATGGAATTGTCCAAAAGGTTCAACTATCATTACTAAATATCAATATGCTCTAAATGGAGCATTAACATATATATCTGAACAAGATTTATCTTTAGTAGTTCCAAATGTTTATAATTTTGTCATTGATGATTATCAGAATATTTTTGTAATAGGTTCAGATTCAACATCTGAAGTTTATGATACTTTATACGTGATTGATGAAAACAATAATTTATTATATACCCAAACATATACATTTTTAAAACATATTTATATAGATAGGGGGCAAAATTTATATTTATGTGATGATGCTCCAACTCCCAAAGTTTATATATATGGAATGAATAATTCTATAGGTTCAGTAAGTTTAACAGAAAACGCAACAATAACAACAAATAATGCAGGTAATCCTTTAACAAATTTATTATTTTGTGTAGCAGATAATGAAATTATCGTTGGTTATAATTCTAATACTATTACATTATATAATAGTCAATATGAACCTCAAACAGATATAGTTGAAGCATCAATAACTCAATTACAAAATTTAGCAAATATAGATGTAAATGCTAATACTTATATATTATCAGATGGAAATGAGATAGATGATACATTATACGGAACAACTAGTGGGGGACTAATTTATGATGTGAATACAGATACACAAGCAACAAATGGAACCATAATATCATCATTAGCGATAACGCCGTCTTATGCTTTTGCTATTGGAGCTAATAACTTTACATATGCCACAGCATACCCATTTGTAAATCCACCTGTTAGTTGGAATCAAGTAAATGGTATTAATGGAGTAAAAGCAATTTATGCCTATCAAAAATTAGGTCTTTTATTCGCATGTGGAACATCTAACCAATATAATGGATGGAATTTTAATTGTGGTCCAAATCCTTCATCTGTTCCAAATAGTTGGTCTGAGTTGGGAGAATTTGAGATATCTGAAAGTGGACAAATTTATCCAACATCTATAGATGTTCAAGCGACAACAAATAAATTGGTAGCATCTGGAACTGGTGGCGGGTTATATATTACTCAATACCCCACTTATCCATATGAAATTATATTTATGAATGGTGTAGATGCCACGCAACAAAATCAAATATATGGTATTCAAGGAAATCAAACAAGCAATTTAAGCAGAAATTTTAGTTTATCATCTGGTGATTTTGAAGGAATATTTAAACAAGGGTCTCGTTTTTGGTGTTCTCAAATAAATAATTCGTTAGCAGATTTAATAATATATGATTTGAATTTTAATGTGTTAGAAACAAATACAGGCTTTGAGACAAATATGTTATATCTTACTTATTTTAAAACTGGTGGAAAATTTGCATATCTAAATAATGCTCCTAATGTAGTTGTAAGAAGTATTACCGGAAGTTATGCCATAGAACAAACTTATCCATTACCTGACCAAGCAACAGAAATTCAAGCACTATGTGAATTAGATGCGACTCATTTTGCTATGTTAGTAAATTCATCAGTATATGTATATGATTATGTATCAACTACACCAATAACAGTAATATCAGTTCCAAATGATGGGTATGATATAACAGCAAATCAAAGTGATGTTCAAAATGGCGCATCAACATTATTTATGTTAGCAAATAATAGCTCTTCAGACCCCGCAATCATTCAATGTAATCAAATATATAAATGTACTTTTGCAAATAGTACATACATACTCGCCAACACTCCAACATTAGTTTATACAGAAACTAGACCAAATTTATCAATTTCATATTTAGAAGCGCATAATAAATGTTCTGCAGTCGGCTTTTTAACAGCAAACCAAACACAACAAAATCCAACAAATGTATCATTAAATTATTTATATTCATTAGGTAGTTATTCATCATCAAATTTATTCAGTGCCCCTATTCCTATATTACCACAGCAAACATATCAACTAACAAAAGCGTATGGCGCATATTTACTTCAATCTGTTTCAGCATCAGCATTATGGACACAACTAACCACAAATATTAATGTATCAAGTGTTTCAGTTTCACGTTCTAGCCCCAATAGAATATATGCAATTAATTCATCTAATAAATTAATATATAGAGGAACAATAAACGGAATTTTATGCCCATTAGTACAATTAATAGAATTTACACAAACATATAATCAAATAGCGAGCACTCCTAACAATAATCCAAATATATCATCAACATTATATTTATATGGATTACAATCTCAAAATTTGATATCATCAAACATTGTAGGTGATGAAGTAGGAGAAATAGCAAGGAATGAAGTAGATTTTAAATATATTGTATCATTACGTAATAATCAACAGATACGTGCATTTAATCCTACAACATTAGCATCACTATGGACGTCATCATTAACTGGAGCATATAGACTATTTTCAAAAAATGGTTCTGATATAGATGCTGGAAATGTAAACATATATGATATGGCAGTTTTAATTGCTTCTATAAATTCAGCATTAAGCGAAGCAGCGACAAAGATAAACCAATCTACCGCCTCAGGAGTGTTACAAACTCCACCAGTATTGTCATTAGATTATCAAACTGGATTATGTTCATTATCATATCCTCCAGTTTTAACACAATCTGGAAATGGTATTCTATTTAATCAACAACTATTAAATTATGTATATTTCTTATCAACGACAGACCAACAATCAGGATTACAACAATTAACATTAAATACACAAGCAGAAGTAATTACTCAAAATGTAAAATCAATATATAATTTTAATCAATTGGATAAGATTTTATTCCGTTCTAATACAATATTCGTGGTTGGTGCTTATTTTGGTATAAATAGTAGTAATAATATCTTTTTTGATGTAGATGTTCCAACATCTGATTTTATAGAGAATCTAGACCAAGTTCTATATTTCCAGCCAAACTTTTTAAGAACATATTTTTTGAAATCTAATTTACCCTTAGATAATATACAATTACAATTATACTATCAATATAGAGATGGTACTGATTATGAATTGTATTTAAATCAAGGACAAAATACTACTGTAAAACTTCAATTTGTTGCAAAATTCTAAAATTAGTTTGAAATGATATAAAATATATTATTTTAAAAATATAAAAAATAAAATCTATGATATAATTATATAATGAGTTCTAATAGAGAAGACATTCAACTTGTTTTAGATAACAGATGTAACGTAAGTAAAACAACACACGCACTTGTAAAAGTATCAGGCAATAACGTTAACTTTTTTGAAGTAAATGCTGATGAAGTCGGTCCATATACAAATATTATAAATTTTAATAGTATAATTACTCCAGCTCTCGCTTCAACAGTTATATCTCGTAATCCTAGAATTAGATACCAAGTAGACGTAGCAGTTAATGAAACTGCTGGTGGTGCAACAGCATTTCCAGCTGCTAATTATTATCCTGTATTACCAAATAACTCTGTAAATAATAGTGTAGTTCCAAATACAGTATTTCGCGCATTCTGCCTCCAGAGTATTACTAGCACCTTGAGCATGACCATTAATGGGGCTACGACAACGCTAAACTCACGTCAAATGCTTGATTTTATTCAACGTCGTCTTGATAAACAATGGATTATGAACCAAGCAACCGAATGCCCATGCCAACCAGATAATCTTGCTGGTCTTGTTGTTGATGGTGTTCCCGCAAGTGCACCAGCAGGTACAGCATTTACTGGAGCACTTAATTCATTACAAATTAGTGCTAATGGTTCGATAACTCAGGTTAATGGCGCAGCGCTAGGAGCAGGAACTTATCTTGTCGAACCTTTAACTGCAACATCACTTCCACACGCAAATCAAGTTCTTTCTCGTTATGAGAATTCTAATGGTGCTAATCGCGGTTCGTTTAAACCTGTATCAGTCAATCCAACATGGGTAGCACAACCGACAGCACAGGCTTTGAGAACATATAGCTTTGATATTTCTGAACCTCTGCTACTTTCACCATTTACCACATATGATAATGAAACATATCTCGCAAATATCAATACTATGTCAATGGTATTTAACTTACAAAGTGTAAATGACATGCTTGTATCTGCAGTATTTAATAATGCTGGCGCATTAAATGGATATAATCCAAATAATTTAGTAAGTGTAAATATTAGAAATGCTAAACTTGAATGGGAATATATTCAAATTCCTCAAGATTTAGTCACAATACCTCCTGTTGTAAGTTATCCATATGAAAACTTAATTTATTTTCAAAAATCATTAGGAACTATTGCTCTTGCAGGTGGAGTATTAAATAGTGTTCAAAGTGATACAATCCGTTTTTCTGCTCAACCAGATTTAATCGCAGTATATGTTCGTCAAAGTATTTCCCTCAGAGATGCTTCAACATCCGCACGAACTTGTATAACAGATACATTTTTTGGAATTGGTGATAGTAATGTTAATGTAAAAGCTGGTGTACAAGTGAATTATGGCGTTAAAAGTGGACAACTTGCTGGGGCATCTTCTAAAACTCTTTTCCGTATGTCTAAACGTAATGGCTGGAAAGGTTCATGGAATGACTGGTGTAATGGTCAAGCAGTTCTTCTTATAAATCCCGTCGCTGACTTGGGTCTCGATTTACAAGCAGGTGATGTTCTTCCTATGGAGGCGGCTGCGAATCAAAACTTCCAAATTCAACTTACTATTAATGACCAACCATTACAATATGCCAATGTAGCACAAGCAAATTATAATGCAGAACTTATGATTTGTCCAATTTATAAAGGTGTTATTAATATCACACCAAGTTCTGCCCTTTATAATCTTGGAGAACTTTCTCACTCTGAAGTTCAACAAGCTCTTCAAACTCAACCTAAAGACGGACGTATGGTATCTGATGAAGTTGTAAAACCTTCAGTTCAAGGTGGTTCTCTTTTTGGAACACTTAAATCACTTGTAGGAACAACAGCAAACGCTCTTAAATCTGATGTAGGTCAAAAAGCATTAGGAATGATTTCTTCAATGGCAGGAAAAGGTTACAGAAAATAAATAAATAGCATTTAATCCATCTATAATTTTTAAAATATAATGATATAATATATATTATTATATATGGATGAAAAATATATAAAGGCTCCATTTGCACGAATTGGTGGCAAACATTTTCAAAAAAAAGATGTATTGAAACAATTTCCTAAAACAGATACTTATGATATATATGTTGAACCATTTATGGGAGCAGGAAATATTTTATTGAATGCTCCTATTAAAAAAATAATGATAGGGGCTGATACTGATACTAATATAATAAATTTTTTTAGTGATATTAAAAAAGTAAATCAACGACAAATTGATGATTTTAATTTTAAATCTAATAAAAAAAAATTTAATGAAATAAAAAATAGAATTCAAAATAAACAATATTCAAAAACACCAATAGAACGAATATATGATTATTTATATTTGTTATATAATTCATATGGAGCACAGGGTTTAACGTATGATAAACAACAGAAACACTCAACTGGTACTATATTTAAAAAAAATTTTAATGTATTAAAAGATAAATTAAAAGATTTTAAAATAATGAAATCAGATTTTAAAAATACAATAAATAAATATGATAGTCCAACAACATTCTTCTATTTAGACCCTCCATACTACGATACATCTACATCTGGATATGAAACGGGTAATATAAATCATGAGGAACTTGCAGAATTATTAAGAAATATTAAGGGTAAATTTTTATTAACTCATAATGATACTCCATTTATTAGAAAATTATACAAAGGGTTTAAATTTAAAAAATATAAATCTCAACAATCAATTGGTAAAGATGCAGGCGCAAACATTGTAAATGAAGTATTTATAAAAAATTATTAGTTTAAAAAATATATAAATTATATAATATATATGAGTGATATAAAACAATTTTATGAATTAAGAAAAGATTTACAAAAATTATTAGGAAAATTAACAAATATAATAATTGATTTAGAATATCCTAATATCATTATAAATTCAGATAGTTCAGATAGTTCAGATAGTTCAGATAGTTCAGATAGCACGATTGAAAATTCAGAAGATGATGAAATAGCATCTAATGTAAAATATGCTATAAACACAATTTATTCGGATTTAAAATTAAAATAAAATAAATATATTATTATATTATATATAAATGTCGTCTTATCAAATGTTTGTTAAAGAACATATACATCAGTTTAAACATTTACCCGCTAAGCAAAGAATGGGAGCAGTAGCAGAATTATATCATAAACAAAAAAGTGGTGCTTCTGCTATGCCTGCTAAAAAAGGTAGAGGACGTCCCAAAAAAGGCGGAGCTATGACCGCGGGCTCATTCCTAGGAGATGTGTATAAAGATGTGATTCCTTTCGGCAATCTACTGGGTTTAGGTCTTGAAGATGGCGGAGCGTCATCTGCTGGCGCACTTCATAAAAAAAAACCATCAAAAAAGGGAGGTATATTTACAGCTTCAGGTTTAGGAGATGGCGGAGCGTTATCTGCTGGCGCACTTCATAAAAAAAGAGGTAGACCATCTAAAAAGGGAGGTATATTTACTGCTTCAGGTTTAGGAGATGGCGGAGCGTTATCTGCTGGCGCACTTCATAAAAAAAGAGGTAGACCATCTAAAAAGGGAGGTATATTTACAGCTTCAGGTTTAGGAGATGGTGGAGCGTTATCTGCTGGTGCTTTTCATGGAACATCACCAACAAAGACTGGTGCGGGTTGGTCTGACGATTTTAAAAAAGGGTTCCAGCATGTCTTTCAGGCAATAGGACACACTGCACCTGCTATTGCTCATTTAATATAAAATTAATAATATAATATCAATATATATTATATTATGTCAGGTGTTGAAAAATTAGTTGAATATTTTAGAAAACAGGATTTATCAGGTGATGATATTTATAAAATGATTAAAAAAAATCCTGTTCCATATTCTCAATTAAATAAATATAAATCAATAAATCAATTATTAGGAAAAGAAGGTTATGTTGTTATATTATATGAGGTGTCACGTAATAGTGGTCATTGGGTCTGTCTAGTTGAACAAGATGGGGGTAAATCATTATATTTTCAAGATAGTTATGGATATCCTCCAGACGCTCCAATAACTCACGGATTGGTTCCTTATGATAAAGCACATTTTCCATTATATCTAACTCAATTAATACAAAATGACCCTAGACCATTTGATTATAATAAAAAAGACTTTCAATCAAAAAACCCAAACACCGGCGATTGTGGTCGATGGGCAACATTAAAATGTTTATTAAAAGAGATTCCAAATGAAGCATTTAGACATTTATTTTTTAATAATCAGGATAAATATTTATCACCCGATAACTTAGTTGTATTATTAACATTACAAGGATTAAATAATATAAATGATTTTTATACAGACCCAAAGAATACTTTAAGAAGCAGATAAATTCTCACCATCACTATTATCACTCTCATTACTACTAGATGGATTATAATCTTTATCATTATCATCATCATAATCAATAATTTTATCTTCTGTTATTCCTAATTTTGTTTTTTTAATACAATTATTTTTTAAATATTCTATTAATTTATTTTTATCAATATCATAAACTATTAAATGTAATTCATCACTATCATTATTTTTTTTATTACTAATATAATTTTTATGTTCTATAGTATCAAAATGTTTTTTATTGCCTTCTTGATATCTTTTGCCACATTCACATAAAATATATTTGACCATATAATATTATAATTTATAATTTTAAAATTTAAAAAAAAGTATTTTATATAATTTAAGATGTTTTAATAATTTAAATGATTAAATATAAAAAAATAAAATATATTATAATAATATATAAATGGGAAAAATATCCAAATTAAAAATGCAAAGAAGAAAAGAAAGAGAACAAATAAAAGAATTATTAAAAAATCAATCTAAACAATATGATGACATTTATAAAGATAATAAAACACATACATTATTATTTAATATAAATCAAGTTAAAAAGATAAGGAATACAAAACCCGATTATATAACATTTTATAATGAAGATACAAAAAAAATAATTAGAACCTTTTCTATGAATGAATTAACAGAAGAATTACTAAAAGATACAAACACTAAATTAAAAGAAATAAAAGAACTAGAAAATAAATTAACAAATAAATCAGTTGATGAAAATGATTATAAGATTTATAAAATAACAGAAAGAAGCAAAAAGGTTTTAATGTCTATGTTAGAGTTATTAGTAAATAAATTAAATGATAGTAATATTAGTTTCTTTTTAATAGGTGGCGGATTATTAGGAGCATTTAGACATAATGATATTATACCACACGATGATGATATTGATTTAGGTATGTTAGATATAGATTTTGAAAGTGATGCTATGTATAAAATATACGATGAATTAGACGGCGTTGATATTATAGTGGATAATGTAAAATATGATTTACATTCTACTTTTATAAATGGTATTATGAAATTTTATTGTGTATGTGATAGTATAAATGAATATGGACAATATAAAGGTAATCCATGTATTGATATATTTAAACATACAATAGAAAATGATAGAGTTGAATTATACCCCCCACATTTTAGACAACAATTTAAAAATTGTTATTTTAATATCAATGGATTTAAACCATTTAAAAAAATTAAATTTAATAAATTTGAATTAGATATTCCTGCAAATTCATTAGAACATTTAAAAACATATTATGGCGACGAATGTTTAGAAAAAGTTAGGGTTGAAATAAGAGATAAAACATATTCTAAAATATCAAATAAAGAATTTACAATTCAAGAAGTTAATAATACATTATAGATTTTATTTCTATTATTACAATTTACTTTAATCCAATCATTTAATAGTCTGGTTTCAAAACAAAAAATCATTTGTTCATCATCTTCATCAAACTCACCATAAAAATCCATTAGGTCATATGGTGATATAAAATTTGATATATAACTTTCTACTTCTGCAATTCTCATATTTTTTATATGTGGTCGCTTATCAATATATTCTTTTACTTTTATATTAATCATTTGCTTTATATACTTTTATATATAAATATTTCTTTAAATATATTTATATATTGTTTATATATAAACAAAATAATTAAATATATATAAATAAAACAGACAATTTAATATATAAAGCATTAAAAGCAGTCATATATAACGTTATATATGACTAAATACCATATAATATATATGATTTTGTCTAATTATTTACATATTTTTTATATATAAATAAAAATAAATAAATATAATTAAATATAATTAAATATAATTAAATATAATTAAATATATTTAAATATAAAATATAATATAATAATATATTTAAGAATTATCTGATATAATCTGAATATTACTGAATTATAATGAATTATCAAAATGGAAAAATTTATAAATTAGTTAGCAATAATACAGATAAAATATATATAGGTTCTACTTGTAGTTCTCTCAGTAAACGATTAAATCAACATAAAAGAGAATATAAATGTTCTGAAAATGGCAATAGAAAATATTTATCTAAATCAAAAGATGTCTTATGTTTTGGTGATGTTGATATTATATTATTAGAGAATTCTGCATGTAATAATAAGAATGAATTACATGCAAGAGAACGTTATTTTATTGAAAATAATGTTTGTGTTAATAAATGTATTCCAAATAGAAATTTAAATGAAAAAAAAGATTTAGCATATAATTATAGATTAAATAATAAATTAGCAATTAAAGAAAGAAATTTAAATTACAGAATTAATAACATTGAAAAAATTAAAGCAAATAAAAAAATCACTTATGAGAAAAATAAGGTTGATATTTTAAATAAACAAAAAGAGATAATTGTTTGTGAATGTGGGGCTAATATATCTAAAGGAAACAAACCTAAACATTTAAATACAAATAAACACAATAAACTTATTCGGTCATTAAATCTAACTTAACATATTCAGATGCCATGGATGGACTGTGAAGAAAGCGAAGGGCTAGATTTTTTTTATCATTTATAGACATTGGCTTATCATAATAATGTGATATGATAATACTTCTTATTAAATCAATATTTAAG